TGGTGTTGAACCGCCTCGTGATTTTCTTTCGATTAAAAAAAGTAAAAAAGGAACACTTAAACAAATAGTTCCTGATTACAATAGATTAAAAAATTTCTACACATTGTTATGGGATATGCAAGGCAACGAGGGTTACATAAATACTATTTCAGTTATGCAAAAGTATTTTGACCAGGCGATAAGTGGAAACTGGAGTTATAATCCAGAACAATATACTGACGGCGAGGTGCCTGTTTCAGTTATGGCAAATGATTTATTAACGACATATAAGTTAGGATGGAAAACATCATACTATCAAAACACATATGACGCAAAACAAGATGTAGAAGAACCTGTACATTCTGTTGGTTGGCATGATGATGTAAAAGAGACTAGTGAGATTAAAGTACCTGATGATATGTCCGAGGAAGAGTGCGAGGCTTGTACAATATAAATGAAAACATTTAACACAGAAAAAGTAGATTGGTTAAAACAACCAATGTTTTTTGGTGAAGAACCAAATACACAAAGATTCGATCAACAAAAATATCCCATCTTTGAGAAACTAAATCAACAACAATTAGGTTTCTTCTGGCGACCAGAAGAAGTATCTTTACAAAAAGATAGAAATGATTATTTACAATTATCAGATGAACAGAAACATATCTTTACATCTAATTTGAAATATCAAACACTATTAGATAGTGTTCAAGGGCGAGGACCATGTCTTGCATTTTTACCTTTTTGTAGTTTACCTGAATTAGAATCTATGTTAGTTGCATGGGATTTTAGTGAGACAATACACAGTAGATCATACACTTACATTATGAAAAATGTTTATCCTGATCCTACTGCCTTACTAGATACTATTGTTGAAACACCAGAGATTATGGCAAGAGCAAAAACTGTAACAGAGGCTTATGATAAGTTTATAACTTATGCTCATCAATATCATCTTAATGGTAAAGGCACACAAAAAGAATTAAAAAAACTATTATATCTTACACTAATCAATGTAAACATACTTGAAGGTATCAGATTTTATGTTTCATTTGCTTGTAGTTTTGCCTTTGGTGAACTTAAACTTATGGAGGGTTCTGCTAAAATTATATCTTTGATTGCAAGAGATGAAAACTTACATCTTGCAGTTTCACAAAACATCATAAATAACTATCGCAATAAAGAAAACGATAAAGAGATGTTAGAGATAATCAAAGAAACTGAACAACAAGTATATGATATGTATGATATTGCTGTTAAACAAGAAAAAGAGTGGGCAAAATATTTGTTCAATCAAGGTTCTATGATTGGTTTAAATGATACTTTATTAAATCAGTATGTTGAGTTTATGGCAAACAAAAGAATGAAGGCAATAGGTCTAAAGGGCCCTTACGATCAACCTTCAAATAATAATCCATTACCTTGGACTACTCATTGGTTGAATAGTCGTGGATTACAAAATGCACCACAAGAAACAGAAATAGAAAGTTATATTGTTGGTGGTATTAAACAAGATGTCGAAAAAGAAACTTTTAAAGGATTTAAGTTATGACACCAAACCCTAATATGAAAACAGTATGTGATAATTGTGGCGCCACCTATGTGGTAAGACACGATTTACCAGACGAATATATAGAACAATACTGTCCATTCTGTGGTGAAGAACACGAAAACATAGATGATATGGATGAAGTAAATTGGGATGACGAGGATTGATGAGACCACAATCGGCAAAAGCAAAAGGTCGTAGATTACAACAAGAATTTAGAAAACTACTTATCGAGAAGTTAGGTATACATCCTGAAGATATCGAAAGTAGATCAATGGGTGCTGGTGGTGAAGATTTAATCATGGCTAGAGCCGCAAGACATCACTTCCCATACAGTATAGAATGTAAAAATGTTGAAAAGTTAAATGTATGGGAAGCATATAAACAAGCAAAAGAAAATTCAAAAGACTATGAGCCACTTGTAGTCATGAAAAAAAATAATCACAAAGCATTAGTCGTGCTTGACGCAGAGCACTTTGTTCAAATCTATCAAGACTGGACACATGATGTTGTCAACAAGGATTAACTCTAAAATTTAATTCCTATAAATAGGATTAAGTAAAGCTAAAATTAGCAATACTTAATCCGAAATTTGATTTGATATCTCAAACTTCAAACACTAGGGCGTGAAAGATGGCACAAGTACGAAGTATGCTTCACGCTGTTTCAAAGTGGTGGTATGATAATGTATCTAATAGATATGAACCCTCAAAACACTATTTCAGAGGCAGATTGAGTGATTGGCATAAAGAAGAACAAAAGTAGAACAAAATAACATCAATTTCACGCCCAAGGTGTGTCAAAAATGTTTCACATACTGAAACAAATCTAAATACCCTCAAAAACCCTTGATTTTATTGACTTTTTTAGACCATTTTTTTATGGAATAATGCTTGCAATATGTCCGATTATCTGATATATTATAGATATGATTAAAAAAGAAAAATGGAAAATGGTGTTTAAAACCCATGACGGCGAGTGGCATACTCATTCTACTTACGACTACAAAGAATGTGTAGGCTATAAAGATAAACTTCTTAATGCTTATACTTGTTCTGAGATTAAGATTTTTCACTATGAGTTAGTGGGTCTTAACATTGGTCAACCTAGATGTGTCTTTGACGCAGAGGGTTTGATCGACTATGAAACTGCTGTTGAAGATGTGGAGAGAGTGTCTCCACATATGTTTTAATATGAAATTATCTAATACAAAAACACAAAAAGGTAGAGACGCTAAAGTTGATGTCTTGACACCTAAATCAAGAAATACAGTTTTAAAACAAATTAAAAAGTCTGGTAAAAAAGCCAGAAGATTACAATCTAAATTAGATGTTAGATTTTATGATTGGTGGTACGCATAATGGCATTTCATGTAGTTTATTCTAGACACTATTGGGATTACGAAGATGGTAATGGTACATTTGCTAATTCATGGACTATTTACAAAAATGTGCCATACTCTGAGCTCTTCAAAATGAAAGACGCAATACCTTCTCTCAAAGAGAATGCCGATCAAGTTTATGCAGATTATGAAAGTAAGAAAGATTACAAAGTTGATCCTAAACAGTTTCATATGTCCGAAGTTTTTATCGTAGATGATGAAGAATACTTTTGGACTTATGATGATGAGTTCGGTAATGACGGTACTCCGTATTCTGATAAAAGTTATTATCACGATTATGGTCAAAATATTCCGTTTATGTTATTAAAAGACTTTAAAAATCAACAATCGGAGAAGAGTGCTTGACTATTATACTAATTTGTAGTATAATAAGTAATAAAAACATATGAAAAAAATATTATTATTAAGTTTTATTTTAGTAGGTTGTTCGTTTTCATTCAAAACAAACGCAAACGATTATAATACTGCCACAGGTGCTCATATAATCACAGAGACACTAAAAGGCACAGATATGGATTATAGCGAAATACTTAATTCAGAAACACAAAGATTGATACATGGTATGTCATTAGATATTATTGATGTAATATTTAAGAATATGCCTAGTATATTAGATAGTATTTCAGCAGAGTTAAGATTACAGGCAGATAAAGATTATAAATGTGCCTTACAATCAGACGAATATAAAAACAAGGATTGCAAATGATTAAATATATTATATTTTTAGGTGTGGTGACCTTTCTTTTATTATGGGGTCTATCTAAAGTTGCAGGTTTATAATGGGCATATTTTATACATCATTCAAAAAGAAAAAAAGAAACAAGTTACCTAGAACTAAAAGTTTACTAGAGGCAAGAGATAATCATAGAAAATATCTAATTAGTTTAGGTATTGATCCTGATAGAAAAATTAATAAAAAGAATTTTAGAGTAATACCTAATTGGTGGGAAGTAGGTAAATCTGCCGCCGTAGCTCAGCAGGTAGAGCAGTTGATTTGTAATCATCAGGTCGGCGGTTCGATTCCGTCTGGCGGCACCATGAAAATCGGTGCTACTAAACCACACCGTAACTGGCGACTTGAAGAAAGTAAAAAGTTTACAGTTGCACCTGCTTATAATAAAGGTGCATATCAAGTTATTACTAGAGACAATGTGAAAGATATAGGAAAATGAGAAATCCAATGGGACCTTTTATATATTCAACACTATTATTAATCACATTTATATTGATAGCAAATTATGCTTTTGGAGGATAAAATATGATTACAGTTTATAGTAAACCCAACTGTGCCTATTGCGAAAAAGCTAAGTATCTACTGAAGAATCTTGGCCTAGAGTATGAGGAGAAAGTGGTTTCTAAAGATTTATCAATAGATGAATTATTTAAAGTTTTAGGTAAACAAGTTAGAACAATACCACAAATTGTGATGGATGATAAACACATAGGTGGTTATAATGAACTAAAAGAACACTTTATTAATGAAGGTAAGATAAATTTTAAAGGTGAAAAAATATAGTAAAAAATATAAATAGTAGTATGAGAAACTTTCAAGACTACATTAGTGAAGGTGTTTACGATCCTAATATCTTCAAAGCCTTTTTTCTAGCAGGTGGACCAGGTTCTGGTAAATCATGGGTATCTGAAAGAGCATTATCAGGCATGGGTTTAAAAGTAATCAATAGTGATAGTGTATTCGCAAGAGCATTGAACAAAGAAAAAATGTCTCTAAATTTTGCTAATTATGATGAAAAAGAAATAGCAAGGCGTGATGAAATTAGAGCAAAAGCAAAAGCAAGAACTGGCACACAATTAAAATTAGCACTAGAAGGTCGACTAGGTTTGATACTAGATAGCACAGCGAGAGATGTATCTAGAATATCAGACGAAGCAAATACAATGAAACAAATAGGCTATGATGTCTATATGGTTTTTGTAAATACAAGTTTAGAAGTTGCTCTCAAAAGAAATCAAATGAGAGCAAGAAAGTTACCAGATGCAATCGTAATTAATAGTCATAGACAAATTCAACAAAACATAGGTAAATTACAAAGAATATTTGGCACAAATAATTTTGTTATCGTTGATAATAATAAACCTGCTGAAGATGTAAATCCTACTGTTCATAAAGCAATACGAAGAATGATTAACAATAAACCAACATCATATCAGGCAGTATCATGGATAAAAAGAGAACTACAAAAGAAAAAAAGATAGAAAAATCTTTTGACGAATATTGGGCAGAAGAGGATAAAATGCTAAAGATGAGTTATGAAATGTCAAAGAGATGGCGAGAGATGAGACTGAATAAAGCACCTGCAAAGGATCTTGTTGATAGATGTGAGGGTAGAAAAACCGATGGGTAAACTAATACAATTTCCATCTCATAGGGTTGTTCATAGTAGACCTGAGCCTGAAATATCTGAAGAAGAAGCATTACAAATAAAACAACACAAATTTATAGAACAAATTACCGAACAACTGACCCTAGATATTATTCATGTGCTTCAAGATAATGTTGTTGATACAAAGAGCCATATATTTTTAAGAGATTTGGCAATGGTTATTGAATCAATTAAATCATTATTGAAAAGAGACTTTGGTCAAAAACATCCTATGCACGCCATTACAGACGCAATTGCTAAAATACATCATCTACCAGATGGTAGAAAACTTACAGATATCAATTATAGTAGAGTAGCTGCTAAAAAACCACTCAAAGAAAATGTTGATAAAAAAGAACCAGATGTAAAAATAGAGTTTGATCCTGATATGAATTTGGATTAACGCTTGACAATACCAATATAAACTGATATAATAATATTATGATTATCGTAGACCTCAATCAAATAATGATATCAAATCTGATGGTTCAACTAAATGGTAGAAATGCAGAACCCTTATCAGAGGATCTTGTTAGACACATGGTTCTAAATTCTCTTAGAGCTCACAATAAAAAATTTAGAAAAGAATATGGCGAAATGATAATCGCCTGTGATAGTAAAAATGTCTGGAGACGAGAATACTTTCCTAACTATAAAGCAGGTAGAAAAGCAAATCGTGAGAAATCAGATCATGATTGGGATGCTATCTTTAATATATTACATAATATCAAAGATGAAATCAAAACATTTTTACCTTATAAAGTTATAGAAGTAGAGACCTGTGAAGCAGATGATATAATCGCCACATTAATTAAACAAACAAAACATCTTGTAAGTCCTGCTCATCAGAAAAATGTATTAATATTATCTGGCGATAAAGATTTTATACAATTACATAAAGAAAATGTTAGACAGTACAATCCTGTACTAAATAAATATGTAGGTAAGGGTGAGAACCCTGCTGTATATCTGAAAGAACATATACTCAAAGGTGACCGAAGTGATGGTGTACCAAATGTGCTATCAGATGACAATGTTTTTATTGAAGGTAGACGACAGAGACCTTTAAGTAAAAAGAAACTAAATAATTGGGTGAATGAAGTATTTCCTACATTCACACAAGAAGAACAAAAGAATTACGATAGAAATCGAAAGATAATTGATTTAAATTGTATACCTCAACACATTGAGGAAAAAATTAATAATGAGTTTAATGATGTTAAAGTAGCAACTAGAGATAAAATACTAGGCTACTTTATAAACAAGAAACTTAAAACTTTAATCGAAGTCATTGATGAATTTTAGACTTCGAAAGAACTGTTAAGGAGAAACAAATGGTTATTATAAGAAGAAATCCTGACGGCACAGTTGCCAGTCAAGAAGGCGGTGTTAATATGAACACTCCATCCCATCCAGCACTATCAACTAAAAGAGGAATGCAAGCATTAGCAGACGCTGGTAGACCTGTATCAACTTTAATGAGTGAGATTGCTACAAAAGTAAATAACGCAAAAGATAAACCTAGAAAACTTAAAGTATTAAAAGATCATGATTCTGTGCCTTTAAGACAAATTCTAAAAGGTGCTTTTGATCCAAAGATAGAGTGGTTATTACCTAAAGGTGATGATATACCATTCAATAAAAATGACGCCCCAATAGGAACTGAACATACAATATTAAGCCAAGAGGCAAAAAGATTATATCTTTTCACAAAAGGTGGCGATAATACATTATCACAAAATAAAAGAGAGACTTTATTCATACAAATGTTAGAAGGACTAACTGGCGAAGAAGCAGATTTCTTAATCACAGTTGTTAATAAAAAGATCAATAACAAATATAAAGGTTTTACTGCCAATCTAGTAAAAGAAGCATTCGGTTGGAATGATGATTTTATGAAAAAAGAGTAAAATATAGGGGTTATTGCTGTAATATACCTAGGACCCCCTATCAAAAACCCTTGTTTTTCAACAGTTTAAGACACTCTTAAATCGTTGATTTTCAAGGGTTTTTTTATGCAAATTATTCCTAAAAAGCGCAGAAAACAAGGGTTTTTTATACCAGAAAGTGCTTGATTTATATCTCAATATAGTGTATTATATAATCATAAATCGAAAGGATATATTATGAAAACAGAAGAAAACGGTATTTGGTCAGACTTCGCTTTAGAAGGTCTTGAAGAAGGTGGTTATTAGTGAAAACAACTTTTATAGTTTTTAAAAATAAAGAACATATGATTTACCATATTTGGAAATCAAATCAAGAAAACTGGAAACAAAATGTTTCGGTAGTAAATGCTTTATCTAAAGCAAAATATTCAACTAAAGGAACATACTCTGCTCAACCGACTGCCTCAACATCATTTTATAGATATATGTTGACTACTTTAGGTAAAGGTTGGGAAACAGAAGCTTTTGAGTATGATAACATTGACACAAATACTGCTAAAAATGAATTACAAGAATTACATTCTTTATATCAGAGTGATGAATATAAATGTATTAGTGATGAAAAGTTCCGTGAGTTATCAGGAAAATATGCTGGTAAAAAGTATAAAGAAATGTTAACAGCAAACTTAACTTTGAAAAGAGCAAAAGAGTGGGCAAAAAAATTATTAGAATCATGTTTAGTTGATTATGACGATTCTGATATAACTAAAGTTGCTATAAGAGCGATTATCCCAAAATATGAATTACACAATCTTAGTCAATGGTGGGCTTGGGTGTATGAAGAATATACTAAATAATACAACGAGATATCAAATATGAAATTAAATAGATACGAAAAAAAGATATTACAAGGAATCGTAGATAACCGTAAAGGTATTTACGAAACACCTAAACGAGATAGAGGTAATTATAAACCTTGTAAGGAATATGATGCCGCTTTATCTTTGTTTATGAAAAAACTTATTTATGCAGAAGCACAAAATGAGTTATTAATGGAAGGTCCTGCAACACCAGAACCAAAGTTTAGATGGTTCAAGTGTCGTCTATATAAACCTTATGCAACAAAAAGAGAGTTGAGGAAATTATTATAATGTTTAAATTGACTTTAATTATTGCTCTAATCGCTTTTGGGATTAGTAAGTATAACGAAAAATATAATTGTACAGATGACGGTTGTCCTGATTTTTATGATGAGATTGAAGTACCACTTCCTGATGAAAATATCAGAGGTGATTTAAGAGAAATTGAAAAAGACTGGAAACAAGCAGTTGTAGTTCCTTACAGAGAAATAGAACTAAAATATGCTGTTCATAAAGTTGTTCAAAAAGAATACAATTTACCACAAGTTGATATATCATCAAATGAGAGATTTGTAAAATCTTTAAATAGTTGTATCAATTACTTGTATGAATATATACAACCAGAATATCATATACCTAATGAACTGATTATTGCTCAGGCAGTTATTGAAACTGGCTGGGGTAAATCTAGATTTGCTAATGAAGGTAATAATCTTTTTGGTATTCGAACTTGGGATAAAGATGAACCATATCTATTACCTATACCTTGGACAAAATGGCCAGGATGGGGTGTGAAAATGTATAGTAGTAAATGCGAAAGCGTCATAGACTATTTACATATACTAAATAATGTATCA